GCCGTGGCGCTCACGTCGAGGCCGACGTCCACGACGCCGGTATCGACGCGCTTGATGAGGTGGACGTGATAGGTCGTGTTCGCGATGGCCGCCGCGGACATGCGCCCGCCCTGGTTCGTGCCCACGACCCACGCGGCATCGAGCTGCTTGGTGATCGCGGTCGTCAGGCTCATCAGGTTCCGGTCGGCGATCACGGCGTCCTGGCTCGAGGCCGCGCCGACGGCGACGTCGAGGTCATTCGTGGCGTCCGCGCCGTTGTTGGAGAGAGTCACGCCCGTCAGCGTCTCGGCGAGATTCGCGGCCAGCGTCCCGAGCGCGATCTGGGTCCAGGCCGAGCCCGTGTCGGCGTAGAGGATGCCGGTGTCCGTCGCGTAGTAGACGCCCGAGCCCGTGTCGGCGTAGAGGATGCCGGTGTCCGTCGCGTAGTAGACGCGGCCCGCGACCGACGCGGCTGGGCGATTCGCAAGGGTATCCTGCACGATCTCGCGCGCGTTCACATAGTCGCGGATCTGATTCCAGTTCGCGTCGAGCAGGCTGGCCGCGACGTTCGCCGGCCCCGCGATCCCCGCGAGCACGTTCGGGATGGTCAAGCTACCCGGCATAGCGCCTCCTCACGGCGTGGACCACGGCCGCCCGTCCGCGACTTCCATTTGCGCGGCCTGGATCAGATAGGGCGGGTCGGTCCCGGTGATCGACCAGCCGAGGTAGTGCCCGTAGAGAGTCGCGACCGTCCGCGAGAGCAGCATGCCGTGCGTGATGAGGCTCAGCACGGCCGCGCCCGTGTTGACGAGGGTGAGGATCGCCCCCGCCCCGTTGACGATCGTCAGGAGCGTCGCCGGGGCCAGCGCGACCGCCTCCGACGCGACCTCGGAATCCACCGTCAACGCCGGGGTGACGATGGACGACGCCTGCAGCTCCAGCCCGAACTTGAGGACGGCGTGCTCGGTGGTCGAGAGCCCGAAGTCGAGCAGCTTCGACTGGATCTTGTACGTCACCGCCGCGCTGTCGGCCGCGCCGAAGAGCCTGAAGATCGTCGTCCCGTCGGTGGCCCACGCCTCCGAGACGCCGCTGACGATGAGGGTCGTGATCCACGTCACGTTGCCCTGCGCCGCGAGAAACCACTTACCCGCCGAGAAGCCCAGCAGCATCGCGCGCGGCCCCGCCCCGGCCTGCATCGACTGGCCCGTGTAGCGCACGCGGAAGAGGAGACACAGGAGATTCTCGACGACGGCCACGGCGGCCATCGCGCTGTCGTGCGTGATGATGAGGTGCGGGAAGAGACGGTCGAGTTTCTCCGACAACTTCTGCGGCGTGACGCCCGACAGCGCATAGGCGCCGAACGGGGCGAGGAACGCCAGCGCGCGGAAGTAGCCGAGCACGGAGTGCTGAGCGTTCGAGCCCAGGTTGGTCACGATGTTCGTGATGCTGAAGCTCGTGGTCACGCTGGGCGGGGAGCCGGAGGCCGTCACGTTCGCGAGGGCTTCGATCGCCGCCTCGCCCACGATCCAGAGCTGTTCGAGCGCGGAGATGAGCCCGACGACGTTCCCGCCGAAGGCTTCATCGGTGATGATCGTACTGCCGGCGCCAGCGCCCGCCGTGAAGTCATTGTAGGTGTTCGGCGCCGTGTAGGTGAGCGTGCGCCCGTTCGCGATCCACACGCGGCCCTGGAAGACGGCGACGGCTGTCCCCACCTGGCTCGCGTCCACGGTCGCCAGCGCGCTCCCGTCCCACGAGAAAAACCCGGTCGTCGGGTCCACGATGAGGACCGGCGAGCCGCGCCAGATGGTGACGTGCGCCTCACTCGTGACCGTGCCGGCCGCCGCCATGACGGTACTGACGCCCCCGGGACTCACCTGCGTGAGCGAGCCGTCCGTCCCCACCGCGATCAGCACCGGACTCGCGTTGAGGGTCACGCCCCAGAGAGAGGCGATGCCCTGCGCGAGGGTCGCGACGGCCGGCCCCGGCCCGTGGAGGATCTGGATCGCGCCCTTGCCGATGAGGATCGCGTTTTCGAGCCAGCCCTTGCCGATGAGGATCGCGTTTTCGAGCCAGGCCACTTCGTCGTCGTCGATCGCCACTCGCGCGTCCGTGATGTTCAAGCCTTTCCAGGCCCGGAACTGGCGCGTGCTGGTCTTCGGGGGGCTTGGCGGGCGCGGGGGCGGCATGCTAGAGTCGTCCCTGGCCCCGGAGGGTGCTCGCGAGCGCATGGTGCCGGAGGAGACCTCCGGACGGCGCGAGGCTCCTGCCGCCGTTGAAACACGCCGCGGGTCCACGGGGCCGCATCACCGCCACCCCGCGCCCCCGAAGGCGCTCGGCCAGCCCGCGCCCCCGTACACGCTCGGCACCATCCCCGCCCGCGCGTTCGTCGCCACGCCGAGTTCCCGGATGTAGCCCGTCAGAAATTGATCGGCCTCGTCGTACATGCGCTCGTTGACCTTGCAGATGTACGCGGCGTAGAACGGCACCGGCGCCGTGTAGGGGTACGGCAGCGGGTCCGTGTCCGTCGGGTTGACGAGCGGGGACGAGAACTGCGAACAGTCGAGGACGACCGCATAGGCGATTGCGGGGACCGGCCCGAAGACGATGGACGCCGGCCCGTAGCGCGCCCAGCACTCCGGTGTACCACGGTACGAGGTCCAGGCCCGGTAGCGCGCGGTCAGGTCCGTGTAGGAGAGGTGGTTGAGGATCACACGCTGCGAGCCGTAGGTGAGCGCGATCCCCACCACGTCGAAGACGGACGTGTTGCCGATCGTCGTCAGCGTGTAGGTGTCGGTGCCGGCGACGAGGGTATAGTTGACGAGCGTCCGGTTCTGCCCCGAGTCGAGGTCGCGACGCTGGAGGCCGAGATTGATCGCCGAGTCCTTGTCGGCGACGGACCAGTAGACGTCGTTCGGGTCGTGGAGCAGGCGCCGGAGTTCTGTCCGGTAGTTCGCGAGGGTGACCGTGCCCGCGCCGCCGCCCACGCCCGCGGGGGACAGCACGATCCAATCGACGTTTCCGCCCCCGGCCGGCGCCGGGGTGCCGAACGTGACGGTGAACTGACTCGTGGTCTTGCCCGAGTAGATGCACGTCGTGTTCCAGTCCGGTTCGACGCTGATCTGATACGGGGTCGCGAACGTGCCGGTGATGGTCACGCTGGGCGCCGCCGCGGTGACGGCCTGGGTCGCGCCGGTGATCGGCATTACGGGAGCACGCGGACATTGTACGTACCCGCGGCGGGCGTCACCGCGACCACGCTGCACACGGAGACCGTGACATTGTTGGTGGACGAGACGGTGGCGATCCAATAGACTCCGTACCCTGGATGCGTGTTCGGCGAGGCGACCGCCACCATCGTCGTCGCCGCCCCCGTGACGCCGACGGTCGCGCCAGAACATTCTCCGGGCAGCAGCGCGGCCCCGCCGATGCTGCCCGTGGTGGCCGCCAGGGCGCCGGCGTAGTGCCCGGCCGTATCCGCCACGCTCGGCGTGCCGCTGGAGCCGGTCGGTGGCGCGGTGTGGCTCCGCAGAAGCCCTGAGGCATCGAACCAGAGATACCGCCGCGTGTTGTCCGCCTGGGTCAACATGAGCGAGCCGGCGGCCGGACCCTCGGCTCCGCCGTTCGCGTTCCGTCCGATGGCCATCATCGGCCCGCCGAAATTGTTGCCGAAGTCGGCGGGGGGCAGCCAGTCAGCATTCGCGAGATTGAGCGTGGCGGCCGTCGCCGTGAGGAGCAGCGCCATGCGGTTGCCCGGCGTCCCCACCCCGTAGCGCCAGACCTGCGTGTATTCGATTTGGCCCGGGGGGCTCTCCGCCAGGAGCGGCCAGTCGCCGATGACCGACGCCGCCGCGTGGAGCGTGGCGTCCACGGTGATGGTCGGATCGCCGACGAGCGTCGCCCCGGCCGCATTCAGGCGAATCACCGCCGCGCCGCCCCCGCGAATCGTGGTGTTCGTGATGGTGCCGGTAGGCCCGAGCGTGAGGTGCGAGCCGAGCTGGAGCACGGGCACCACGGCGGCGCCGCCCGACGCCTTCGCCATGGAGATCGCCGCATCGACGCCAGCCGCCCCACCGAAGTCCGCGTTGAGCGGCGTGATCGTGACGTACCGAGTCCCGTTCCAGAGATTGAGGACGCCCGTGGTCGTGTCGAGGCACAGCGTCGCATTCGCGACGGGGCTACTGAGACTGCTGCACGTCGCGCGAATCCAGAAGCCGCTCCCCTGCGCTTCGGCCGGGGTCGGCGGGCGCGAGGAGACGAGGAGCCCGGTCAGCAGGACCGCGCTAGCGGTGATCCCCCACGCGAGGCGCCAGAGCCAGCGGTTCATGCATCGCTAGATCGAGAGACTCGCATAGCCAGAAACCACCGTCACGCTCTTCCGCTTCACGCAGATCGACTCCAGCACCGCGACGATCGCGCCGACGTAGCCGAGCTGCATGTTCGGCAGCGTCGAGGCGAAGCCCGTGAACGCGAAGGCCGCCGCCTCGTGAATGTAGAAGGAGAGATAGCGCGTGTTGAGGAAGTAGAAGCGCCCCTCCGGGCAGTCGAGATCCTGGTAGATCGGCACGCCCGCGACCATGAGCGCGGTGAACGCGGCGCGCGCGCCCTGCGCGGACCGATCGAACGACGAGCCCGGCGTGATGAAGTAGGTTTCCTGGCCCACGAAATCCTGCGCGAGATAGGCCCACGTCCCCGGCCCGCAGATCCCGAAGTTCGGCATCTCGCCGCCGTTGAAGGCCGCGGCGGAGATGATCCACTGGAGCAGCGAGGAGCGCGTCGGCGCGGGCGTCCCCGCCACGCTCTGCACGTTCGCCTGCCACCAAGTATTCGTCGCGCCCGCGATATTGCCGTAGGTGCCCGTCCCGGCCATGAGCGGGAGGCCGTCGATGTTGATCGTGGCGTCCGTCGCGTTGGTGAAGAGCTGGGTCGAGAGGTAGTCCGCGGCCTGGTTGCCCGCGTCGTTCATCCGGGCCTCGATGAGCGGGATGACGGCCGCGTTCAACTGAACCAACCCCTCGAAGCCGTTGAAGCCGATCGGCACGACGACCGCCTTGAGGTTGAAGTCGGCCTCGGTGATGCCCTGCTGGGAGGCGGGCGCGGTGAACACGCCCGAGAAGTCCGTGGCCTGCGCGATCGTCATCGCGGTGCCCTGGACGGGGACGGTGACGGACGAGATCCCGCCCGAGGCCGTCTGCGCGTTCGCCAGCAGGGCAGACAGGAGGGCGCGCGCCTTGTAGATCTGGACGATGCACTTCGGAACGAACGCGCGGCGCGTGACGGCGGTCAACTCGGTCGCTGCCGCCCCCGAGGGCATAATGCCGGTGCCGACCAGTGGGTGCCGACCAGTGGCATGGTTAGCCTCCTACCGTGTGCGGTGTCGAGGAGTCAGCGAGCGCCAGCCCCACCACGATCAGCCCGAGCAGCGCCAGCGGGACGACATGAAAGGGAAAGAAGCCAAGCGTGTTGACGCCGAGCGCGGTGACGCTCGGGCCCCAGAGCGGCGCCCGGAACATCGCCCGGTGGGTCCAGAGCCAGCCCGCCAGCAGGGCGAGCCCGATCACGCCCGTCTCGGCGATCCACTGCACCGGCTCGTTGTGCGCCTCGCGCCAGACTTCGGGCGTGGGGAAATACCGATGCTGCGTCTGGTACACGGGCACGCGCTGCGACCAGCCGCCGAGGCCCCAACCGAGCACGGGGTCGGTCTTCATCGAGAGTTCCAGCCCGAAGCTCCAGATCGAGGCGCGCACGAGGACGCCGTGGAGGCCCTTCAGGTACGCCATCCCGAGGAAGGTCAGCCCGCCGAGCGCGATGATGAGCGCGCCGAGCCGGCCGCGCCGGACGTAGCGCAGCGTGAGCCCGGCCGCGAAGGCGCTCAACGCGGAGAGCGAGTGGCCGGACCAGACGGCCCACGCGGCGAAGGGCAGGAGCCACACGGGCATGAGCGGGGCCGTGATCGCGATGTAGGCGCCCGCCGCGTCCACCGTCCCCAGCGTGCCGAGCGGCTGGACGAGCGAGAGCGTCTGCAGGCCCCAGAGTTGCGCCCAGAGGAGATCGTACCCGGCGAGTTGCGTGAGGATGTACGCGACCTGAAATGCGCCGAGCGCGGCCAGGGTCGCGGCGATATTGCGATGGGAGATCGCGGGGGCCCGCCGGAGGCCGAGCAGGAGCACGCCGCCGAGCGCGAAGAGCACGGTGTGCGTCGGGTCCAGCGCCGCGCCGCGCCAGAAGATGACGAGCCCGCCGAGCGCGACCGCGATCCCGAAGTAGCGGTCACGGGTGGCGATGAGCGCGCCGAGGAAGGCGAGGAGCGTCAGCCAGAGCGCCTGCATGCCCCAGAAGTCGATCCCGATGGCCGGCGGGTATTGCGTGAACCCGAGCCCCGGGTAGCGGAGCGCCAGCATCGGGAACCAGGTGATGAGCGGGGCCAGGACCGCCCCGCCCACCGGAATCAGCCAGAGCGAGCGCATCTAGTCCCCGACGCTCAGGAGACTCTTGAAGATCGTCAGCGAGCCGCCCACGCGCGCGGTGCCCCACTGCCAGACGATGTTGAGCATGTTGGCGGAGGCGATGTTGAGCGAGGTGCCCGAGCTGATCGTGGCCGCGTTGAACACGGTGGCCGTGCCCGCCGCCTCCGTCCACTCCGCCCGCGCGTGCATGAAGATTTGATTCGACCAGCCAATCCCGGTCGCCGTCGCGCTCGGAGTCGCGATCGGCGTCAGCCACACGTCGATCTGGATGGGCACCTGCACGAGCGCATTGGCCGGGTCGAATCCGTTGATGAGGGCGATGGTCGCGGCCGGGCTGATCCCGCCGCCGAGATTCACCCCCAACTGGATCGTGCTCTCGCCGACTGCCGTCGTCGCCGTGCTCAGCATCCCGTTCAGCTTGATGTGGAGCGGCGGCGTCGCGTTCGCCTGCGTCAGGTCGGCATAGCGGATGTTCGACTGCGCGCGCGTGGCGAGGAGGGCCGGCGTGATGATCGCCGAGTAGAGCGTGACCGGGCTGACGGTGTTCACGATGGGCGCGGACGCGGCCCAATAGTTGACGATGCGCTGCGGGCCCTGGATGCCCGAGGTTGGATGCACGGGCTGCGCCCACGCGCCTCCCGGCACCGCGAGCAGCGCGAGGAGGAGACCACCGATCAGGAGCGTCCGGAATGTACGCATGGGGCCTCCCATCACATCCACCGTTCGCCGTGACCCTTACGGAAGTCGTCGAGGATCTCGTGGGCCCGCTGGCGCGTGGCCTGCTGGAGCACGGTATCGTCCTTGATCCCGGGGGCCAGCCAGTCGAACTCTTTGCCGCCGCCACCCTGCAGGCCCGGGATCTCCATCACCGTCGAGCCGCGCCCGCCACCGACCTGCTGTGAGGCGCGATAGAGCTTCGCCGCGGCCGTGTGAGTGCCGATCACTTCGTCCTCCATGAGCTGCTCGACGGCGGCGATCTCGTCGTCGCGGATACGGAGTGTCGGATCGTCCTGGATCTGCCGCCGCGCGGTCTCGAGCGATTTCTGCCCGCGCTCGGTCGCGCGTTCCTTCTCCCACTCCTCGCGCTCCTTGCGGATCGCCACGAGCGCCTTGTCGGCTTCGACCCTGGCGTCGTACCCGGGGATCGGCGCCTGAGGGTGCTTCTTCTTGATGAGGCGCTCCATCTCGGGACGGATCTCCGGGTCGCTCCACAGCGACTCCATGAGCAGCGCCCGTGCGTCCTGCTGCTGTCCTTCCGCCATCGCCCGCCTCCTAGTCCTCGTTCTTCCGGGTCGTCGGGTGCGCGGCCTTGACGTTCGTCGGCTTCTCCACGCGCATCTCGTTGGCCTTGCCGATCTTGCCGGGCCCGTCGAGGCCGCCGATCTCCGGGTACGGGACCATGTTCACGATGCGGCCGTTGACGTTCTTCGGCTTCTGCGGATCGTTGATCGGGTAACTGTCGGGTCCGACGATGCCAGGCATGACCTAGCCTCCTTGCCCGCCGCCCATGCCCATCGAGGCCATGCGCCGGCGAGCCATCTGCGGCATGCCCATCGGCCCCTGCTGGGGCGGCGCGCTCACGGGCGCGGCGCGAGAGGCGATGAGCTTCGCGTCCTGTTGCGTGAGATCCCGCGAGACCGCGCCGAATCGCTTGCGGAGCTTCAGCACGGCGCTCAGGACATCGGCGCCGTCCTCGCTTCGGCTCCCGCCGAGCATCGCGGCAGCCTGCTCCAGCAGATTGAGCGCCGTGTTCACCATGACGCGCCCGCGCAACTCCATCCCGACCGACTGCGGCGCGACCGTCGCGGGCGCGGTGGGACCGGCGCCCGGTTGCGCGGCGGGCGCCGGCATCGGCCGCGGGGATGAGACCGCGGCGGAGGTCGGGATCTCGTCAGGCATGACTCACCGCGAGGACCGCGAGGCGCGGCGGGCCGGTCGTCCCGTGTGGCGGAGAAGCCTCGCCTTCATGAGGTTCTTGCGCGCCGCCCGGGCGTGATACGGACCGCGCCGCGCCATCGGCGGCTAGCGGCCCTTCCTGCGACCGCGCCGACGCTTCCGACTACGGGAGAACTCCGTGAACATCGCAGCCTCCTTCTGGACCGTCCCCGCGAGGGGCGGGCCGCGTTGTGGTACGTCTGGCGGGCAGTCTAGACAGGTTCGAGCGCGGAACGCATGTGCTTGTTCCAGATATGAAGTGGTAGAATCGGCCCCGGATGATGGACGAGCCCCCGCGCCTCGACCACGACGGCATGGGCGACGTGATTCCCTGCGCGTGCGGATGCGGAGAGACGCTCCGACAATTCGATGATCGAGGCCGCGAACGCCGGTACCGCTACGGGCACACGATGCGGAAGTTCTGGAAGGCCTATCGGGAGATGGAGCGGCGGACCACGGAGCCGCGTCATGAGTGATTTCGCCGTCTTCGTGCTCGCGCTCCTTGCCGTGGTCGTCGGCGGCGCGTGGACCTTTCGCGCGCTCATGCTCTGGTCGCTCGACGGCCGGTTCGACCGCTGGCGCTGTCGTCGGATCGGCCATGTCTGGGAGTACCCGGTGACACGCGGCGGACAGCCGGACATTCGCGCCGGGCTGCACTGCGCGCGCTGCAAGGAGCCGTGCGGGTCATGATGTTCGGGGTGGGCCTCGTGTGCGGGATCGCGCTCACGCTGGTCGCCGCGGGCGTCGTGCTCGCGTGGGATTCACGGCGTCCGCCGCGTCTGATGCCGGCGCCGCCGGGCGGCTGGCGCCCGCTCCCGCCGCTCACGCGCCCCGCCGCCGCGTCGGCCGACTATAACGCGGGCTGCGCCGATCAGCGCGCGCGCGACCTCGAAATCATCCGCCTTGACCACGAACGCAACTGGATGTTTTCGCCAGGGCAGATCGCGTGCTGCCACACGATCCTGATGGACGCGATCCAGCGGGGCGAAGTTCCAGCCGGGCCGAGCCTGCCCCATCAATGATCGGGCGGTTTCTCCTCCGCGTCCTCGAGGCGCTCGATGATCTCCGCTGGGCCTGGCGCGAACGGCGAGCCTCGCGCGTGCCCGGCTGTCGGCTCTGCGGGCGGGCGGTCCGGGACTACGGGCCGGGGGCGCTCGGGTACTGCGTGGACTGCGTGTTGCAGTAGTGGCGTCGACTCCGACCGCCGTCAAGGCTCAACGCGCGTGGCTGCGACGCCGTGCGCTGATCGCTCGTCTCGGCGCCCGGTGTGCTGGCTGCGATCAGACCGAGCAGGACTTGATGGCGGCGCTCGAATTCGATCACCCGCACGGCCGCGACTGGACGCCCGCGAAAAAAAATCGGTGGCAACGCATGGTCCTGTACGAGCGCGACGCTGCGGCGGGGAATCTGCGGCTGCTGTGCCGGTCGTGTAACGCGACGGACGGCAATCACCGGCGCTGGCGCCGGCGCGGCACCGGGGGGGGCTAGCGGCGCCCCTTCTGGGCCTTGGCTTCTTGAATCTCGATCACGCGCTCTGACTGCTCCGCCTGCGCCTTGCTGAGTTGCCGGGCCTCTGCCACGAGAATCTCCGACTGCGGCAGATCGAGCAGCTCGATGAACCGCTCGTTCGTGATCGCCTTCAGTTGCTTCGCGAGAACCGCCTTCTGCGCGATCTGCTGCGCGTAGAGCGGCGAGGCGGAGTGCGCGCTCACGCGGACGACGAAATCGCCGGGCAACTGCGAGAGGAGGACATCGGTCGCGTCCGCGCCCTGGCCCAGGCGGATCGTCTCGCCGTTGACGCGACGGTGGAGCCGCAGGAGCGCCGTCGCGACCTCCTCCAGCACCCCCTCCACCCGCATCGCGTTCGTCATCGTCGGCCCGCTCCCGAGCATCGCTTGCCCCATCGCCTGCTCGCCGGAGCGAACGCCGGGCTCGGTCTGTCCGGTCATCCCTTTCGGGAGCCCGCCCGCCCGCGAAAACATCCCGTCGATCTGGTCGATGAACGCGAAGGGATCGGGGACGGGCGGGGGCATCACGGGCTTAACGTCGGCGTTCGGCGCGCTGGACGTGATGTAGCCGCCCCGGTGGAGGAACGCCTTGGCGCGCTCGCCGTCCATCGTGCCGAAGCCCTGGAAGAAGAGCGGCGGATCGATCTGCCGCCCGTCGCGCTCGTCGATGTCCACGAGCTTCTTCTCCCGCCATTCCTGCAACGCGATCAGCTTCTCCAGGGGTGACGTGCCCCAGAGATAGCCCGGCGCCGGATCGAGCGTCAGCGCGTGGAAGGGATGCTCATCGGAGATCAGCGGGTTCAGGGGCTCCCACAGAATCTCCTCGGTGGCGAGCAGGTTCGTGACCACACGCCATTCGGGTTGCCAGCGGTGGCGGTCATCTCGGTAGCCCCGGTCATCGCGGACCCAGAGCTCGGCCAGTCGCACGACGTCCTCATGCACGCGCGGGATCGCGAGCGCCGTGCCGCCCATGCCCTGCACCTGGCCCTCCATCGTCGGGGACGCGGCGGCCAGGATGATGAACCGCTGGACAGTGGAGGGCAGCGTCTCCGCGCTCGTCGCCTCCTTCGGCGTCGCGGAGTCTTGCGCGGTGTCCCACAGTTGCGCCCGGCGCTGCTCGTCGGGGATCGCCTGGATCATCCGCCAGAACTTCGAGAGATTGACCGTGTACCAGTGGCAGAGCGCTTCCTGCTCGTCCCACTCGTCCACGTCCTCCTCCAGCACGCCGAGGTCGGCCGGGTCGGACAGGAGCGCGACGGCGGGGCGGTTCTGACTCACCATGACCTTGTAGATCGCGGAGGGCCAGACGTGCGCCCAGGTGACACCGAGGCCGAAGACCCGGGCGGCGTCGGTGTCGTGCCAGAGCCGGTGCAGCTCCTCGCGGGCGCCCTGGGCCTCGCGCATGAACCGGTCCCCGTGAGTCGGCGGCATGACGACGCCGAAGCGCGTGGACCCTGGCGCGTAGAGGTACGAGGAGGAGAACGCGACGTGTTCGGCGAGCTTGTTATAGCGGGCGCGGACGCCGGTCTCCGAGCCGGTCAGGTAGGCCGTCCGCATGCGCTGATGGAGGGCGCGGCGGTCGGCACGGGAGATATCACACCGGCGGATCAGATTCCGGTACAGCGCGTGGCGCCGGGCCCGATCTGTCGGGAGGAGCACGGCGGTAGTGTAGCACTATTTCAGGGCCTCCCGGACACACTTCTCGTACAGGGCATCGGTGTAGGACGGTCGGGCATTCGTGAACGACGACGTGGCTATACCCCACGCCGAAGTGATGTACCCGCCACCGGGGAGCTCGTAGACGACGGCCCGCGGGGTCTCCGCTGATCGCTCCGACTTCTGGCCGCCGGCCTTCTGACGCCGCTCCGCCTCGATGCGGCACTCTAGTTCCGCGGCCGTCCTTCGCTCCTCTGCGGCGCGACGGGCCTTCGCGGCGTCCTCTTCGCTGACGCCGCTCCGCCTCGATGCGGCACTCTAGTTCCGCGGCCGTCCTTCGCTCCTCTGCGGCGCGACGGGCCTTCGCAGCATCCTCTCGCGCCTTCTTCCATTCGAGGTAGACGGCGTGCGTCACGGGCTGGAGCGTAGCGCCCGTCTTCGGGTCATACCCCGGTTTGTCGTAGAACGTGAACGGGCCCGCCCCATCTCTTGTGAACCAGAGTTCCGCCGCCCCGGTGATCGGGTTGAAGAAGCGCGCGGCCAGCGGATCGACCGGCACGAATTCCCCCCTGCGGAGCAATTCGAGATTGCGGATGTTCTCCGGCGTTACGGGCTGGAGCGGAATGCCGTAGCTCGGGTCCACGCCGGGCCGATCATAGAACCGAACGCCGGTCGGCGTGATCGCGTAATACTTATTGGCCGTCCCACTCTGGAACCCGAACGAGGCATCCTTCGTCGCCGCGTAGAGCGTGAGGTTGTAGGCGACCGCGAGGACGAGAAGAATCCCGATCCCAAGCCATCGCTTGCGCCGATTGAATGGGGAGTAGAGCACCAGGGACACGCCCCGGTAGAACAGCACGAAGCCGAGCAGGGCGCCCGCCATGACGAGGTAGCTATTGAATCCGGTGGTGTTAGCGACGGTATCGACGAATCGCCGGTAGACCTTCCAGACGAACCAGAGGTCGGCCGCTGGAAAGAGGAAGAAGATCAAGACGACGCCGAGCGCGAGCAGGACGGCGAGCGGGACGATCACACGAAGACAGAACTGGCCGATCCTCACTGCCCGCAGTAGCCATCCGTTCATGTCAACAGCGCTCCTTTCATCCGCGCCACGGCGGCGTCGATCTTCGCGTCGACCTCTTCAGCCGTCACCCCGATGATGGACGGGAAGAA